CGATAGAGGCATTGACGTTACCTGTGCGAGATTCAGGATAACGAGCACCAACACGTAGTTCTTGATTAAGTAGTGTTGATTCATTAAGTGCTGCTGGAGAAATTGATAGTTCTACACGGCGAACACCCGCTGGGTTGTTTGTGCGGATAACCGCATCTCCACCTAGTTCAAATTCCTGAACATCTTGAGGAAGGACGATAGGTGCTTGGACAGACTTCTCTGCTGCTTCCATTGCAAGTAACGCGAAGCGATTGCGAAGAAGTTGAATGCCAAGAACATCATCAAATTGTCCACGTAGTTCATCATCAATAGATGGCTTACGGGCAACTACAACCATCATTTTACCAAGAGGATTCTTGGCACGTGATAACAACAGATTGTCCCTTGTTGGCACGTAGATGATTGATTGGTCTTTGTCGTAGTAGCGGACTACTTCAAGTTCAGAATTAATGCTTGAGGAATATTTATTCCCGTCAAGTAGTTGAGTTTCGTATTCTGGAAATTGAGCAATAAGTTCTGCTACGGACATTTTGTAAGACTTAACAAATGCTACACAGCGACCATAGCGGTCAAACTCAGGGTAAGCCCCTATAGGATTTTCTATGCGTATGCGTGGCAGTTTGCTATCTTCATCCAATTCAATTACGAATGGGATAAAACCATATGTTACATACCAGTCAGCACCTTGATACATATTGACCGATAGGTCTGAGTGCTGGAAGTAGTTAGATGCGATACGAGTGCGCTTGTCAGCAAAGTTGCGGGCGCGGTCATTAACTGAGTTAGCAGCCGAGCAGTTGATTGCTGGAAGCGGAGCCATTACTTCTGACAAGTCGCGTGCGACAATATCAATGAAGTTTGCTACTACGTTTGTATCAACACCATCTGGAAAAAAGTTTGGGTAGACTTCTGATATTTTACCTTGACGAACGGCTAGGACATCTTGGTTGCGTTGGTCGCGCTCGGCATTGCGCCCTCTGAGAGATTGAACTCTCATTACTACCTGTTGCATATCTAATGCCATTGCTGTCCTATCGGTTAAAGGAAAAAATTAGAAAGATGGGCGGTAAAGTTTATCTACAGTTTTTGATTTAGAAGTAACTCCACCAGCATTTCGCTGAAGGTCTACTTTTGGCGCGTATTTTCCGACATAAGTAACAGTTACTTCATCATTTGGAAACTTTGCTTTTACAGCATCGTATCCCATTTTAAGTCCTGTTTTAATATTATTTAGTTCACCGCGAGTAGGTTTTTTTGCCATTTGTTTCTCCTTAACTGTATTGTTGCGCCCATTGTTCGGCGTAAGCGTCATCTAGGTTTACTGTCATACGTTGGTTCATTTGTGCTCTTGTTGCCCAACGGTTTGAAGCGTATCCATTAATTTTTGTTCTCTGTTGCATAAGTTCTCGGCAACGAATAACCGCAAACCATAAAGCCATAACACAGTCTGTAGGGTTCTTAGTATCAGGTTTCCAAGTAATCAATTCTTGCACTAGCGTCTTAAGACCTTCAGAGCCTTCGTTGCTAGGTAGTTCAATTAAGTTGTTATCTTGGAAGCGACCATCTCTAGTGTTTCCAAACAGCGCAGCCATAGATGCCACACCAAAACCAACATCCCATTTGTTCTTACCAGTGAAGTGTGAGTTCAATTGGCAACCGTGATGGGCTAGGTAATTTCTTAACTCATCATCCAGGGCGTAAGCCTTCTGGTGAGCGTTGATTTCAATTCTTAGTTCTTGTGGTTTATAGCGTTCAACCCAGTCTTCAATAAGATTTTGAATCTTGGCTGGAGTTGGGTCTGTCATATTGACACAATCTAAAACATATATCTTGCCATCAGACTTGTTGTAACTTACTACTACTGCTCCCGTTGCCCCCGCCATAGCAGGGTCAAGTCCGATAACTGTGTAGAGTTGGTCTGAGTTCTTTGGATGTCCTGGCGTTCCTGATTTGAGTGGTCCGCGCTTTCGCATTCCGTTGACGCTACCCGCAACACAGGTTGGACTGAAGATGGAATCGGATTGAACATCTTCTTGTTGGTAGACCATAGCCCAGACTGACGGAGCAACCTCAGACCTTCGAGTAAAGAGCGCGGGTCCGTCCCACTTGGGATATAGCCCTTGCTCGTCAACTTCATCTATGTCGCCCTCTGGTCGGTCAGTCTTAGCCCAAAGAGTTTTCCAGTTAACTGGCTTCTCATCAAATTCTAAAACTGCTGGTTGTGCAAAGTAAGTAAATGGAGATTTGCCCCCAGTCCATTGGGAACCATCTCTAATCATTTTATAAAGGTCAATAGGTGCGACACGGGTTCCTACTACTAGTAGTTTTCCGTGCCGACCCAATCGCGTGATAACTTCCTTTTGAAGCCATTCAATTTGCTTCTCCCACTCGTGGGCATTTGAGTTCATCACAACGTCATCTAGGATAATCAAGTCAGCGCGAGCACCGTAGATTTGAGAACCAAATCCTAGGGCTTGGACCGTAGGGTCTTTTTCGCCTGAGTCGCGTCCCGTTCCTAGATAAATCATATCTGCAGACCATTGAGTTGCATCTTGCTTGTAACCGCCATTAGGACCAAACGCAGTTTGGAGTTTGATATAGGCGGGGTGGCTAAGTCGAGTCTTAATCGCACCAAGGAATTTTCTAGCCATACCTTGAGTCTTAGATACGATAATTACTCTAGCGTTAGGGTTGGTAACAATTTTATAAACCACATAGTTGGTGGTGATGACCGTAGACTTGGCGTGCTCTGGAGGCACATTGATTAGAACACGGTTCGCCGCACCTAACTCGTAAGTCATAGATGGATGAATCCAACGCGGCTCACGACCTTCGATTAGGTCATACCAGTCGAGATGGTGCTCAAACATCTTGGTGTCGAGGAACTGCTCACAGAAGTCGGGGTAGGAGATGTTCTTTAGGTCGCCTAGGTCGGCAATCATTCCCTTGCCCTTGAGGCGGGCTTTGTCGGCTCTCTCCTTGAAGTCAGGGTTAGCCATTGACCACTGTCGGAAGGTTACGTCATTTCGCCCGACAGATGCCATAGCAGCAATAATGGTGGAGCCTTGCTCCAATTGTAGGAGAACTTTCTCCTGGGCTTCGCCCTTTGGGATGTTTTGAATCCCTGGTTTTCTACCCATCAGTTGTCCCATCTTAGTCGCCCTCTGGGGCGGAATATCGGTGATATAACGCTATCCGTTAAACGGCATAGATAGGGCAAATAATATAATTAAAGATAAATATATACTATATAAGCGAGCGAGCCGAAGAGCGATGCTCGCTCTATTTATATATAAATATATATACATATAAGATAACCTGTTGGAAACAGGTAAACCGAACAATTTATATATAAATATATTATATATGGGGGCTATATATATAAAAGCCCTGGTCACAGGGCTATTTAGCAGATATAACAGGAATTTTTTGGGTGAGTATAGTAATAATATAGGCGACATATTTAACAATGCTAGGGTCAAAAGTTCCCTGACGGGCAACTAATGCCGACCCTAGACCTCTACCTGAGGGTTAGACATTTCTTTTACCTATGTTTATTAACGTTTGATAATTAAAATGTCGACATTTCAGAGCAACTTAAGAACTTAAACTCTTTTGATTCTTGGATGACTCTCTCCCTCGGCAATTCCTCGGGGGGTCCATCTTTAGATAGTTGAAGATTCAACTACTTAATCGGGGAAGATAATTGTCGACAAATAGACATTTCCCAGATTCCGCCGATGTGGTGTAAATCACATAAATAATTAGCGTTTCCTCTTGACAAGCGGGACACGCTTAAGCAATAATTGCGCCAGAAGGTCAGGAACTACCCAGACCTCAACGAACAGGAGAACCAAATGTATATCAACAAAACACAGGCAGAGACAATCTTCGACCTAATCAACACAGAGGCAGAACAACTTGCCCACAGCGAGAACCGCCTAAATTTCATCGCAACCCGCGAAGAACTCGTAGAACTAATGGAAAAAATTGCTCCAAGTCTTGAAGATGACGGCTGGACAGCAACCCGTGCTTCAGTAGTAGAAAGCCACCGCAAAGCATTAGAACACGACAAGGAAGAGCGCAAGGTAAACAGAAAAACACAAGCCGAATACGAGCAATATATCGAGAGCAAATACGGCAAGATTCCTACAATCTCAGAATATTTCGCACAAAACTAGCAAAAAAGCCTTGACCCGCTGGGGGTTGATGTGGTTCGATTCCACACAAGGCACGAGGCAAGGCAACCACGCCGAGCCCACAACGACAGGAGCAAGAAATGAGCAAGAACCCACAACTAGACGCAAGTCAAGACGCGCTAGAAAATAGCGAAAAGTATCTAGCAAATAGAGTAGAAATGTTTCAACAAATGCTATCTAGTCTAGATATATCTCAAAGCGAAAAGACAGAACTTGACCATATGGTTAGAAATATCCGCCACTATACCTACCGCGTGGCATTGAGCAATGCAAGCGTAGAACTAGCGAAGCATTTACGAGGGGTTTATCTAGAATGCGGAGACCCTACTAATTCCAAATCATATTGGAACTATGTAAGCGAACTCTAAGAAAGACCAGCCTCTCCCCGATTAGTCGGCATAGGTTCACGACCTAGAGAGGCACGAGAAGGGGCAACAATGCGCCTTCCAAATGATAGGAGAATAAAGAAATGACAAAGAAAGATTACGAACTAATCGCCTCGATAGTGGCAGAGATAAAGTTTGGACAGCGCGAGATTGTGGCGGGGATGTTTGCCGATAAACTTGCGGGAACTAACGAGCGATTCAATCGCTCACTATTCCTCAAGGCTTGCGGGGTCAACAACTAATGAAACTTACAATAGAAGAACTCTCCCCGTTACAAAAAGCGCGGGCAATTGACAGCGCAATTCATCAAGACAGCGCGGGCAGATGGCACTCAATCTCTAGCGCGGGGTATCGCTACGGATACCGCGCACACTTTACGGGCGCTTATGTCTGCTACACCTGCGGGCATCTGTGCGAGTGTGGAGAAGAATAAATGAAACTATCAGCGAAGATAACACTAGGCGCGGGGGCTCTTGCCCTCGCCCTAACCCTCGCCTCTCTTGTAATCTGGCTTATGGGTCTAGCCTTCAATGGTATCTATTGGCTGAGCACAGAGGGCTCCTGCGGTAAGTATCACTTCAGCGCAACTCAGACAATTGACACCTGCGATGTTTACAAAGGGAGCAAGTGATAGAACTCACAGCCTCAAACCCTTGACAGAGGGCGCGTGTTCACGGCACGATTGAGGCACGAGATAGGCGAGTGTCCTATCTAGCAAGACCGAACGACAGGAGAGCAACAAATGGAAGGCACAACACTAGCAAAAGTTCTTGAGGGTGTAACTCTTGAGTCAATGACAAACGGAACGATGTCCGAACTATGGGCAGAACTTCCCGAAATGGTAAGAGGTCAGGCTTGGGTCGGTGAGATTGTAGATTGTGCGGACACAATGCGCGATTACATTTCAAACGATGAGCAAGTAACCGAGGATAGACTCTTCGATTTAGGGGGAGATTTTGCTAACTCCGAGGTCGAGGATTACCACACAAACATAAACAAGCGCGTGCAAGACTTGAGCCTGTGGGCATACAACGAGTTAGACGATGAGGTTTTACAAATTACAGGGGAGAAATTTAATTCCCTAACTGACCTTAATTCTTCTTACTTATTCGTGGCTATGCGTGGATTATGGGATGCCGTTAGTCGCTGGGCATTAGCACAAGTCGAGCAACTCGAAGAGGTCAGCGCATAATGGACAAGCAAACAGCGAAGGAAGTTTTAGGGGCTTTACAAATGTTAGAAGTTTTACTTACAGACGCAAACGATACTGTTTCAATCAACGCATTTTGCTTTGCTTGGAATACAATCGCAAACTACGCAGACGAACAAGCGATAGCATAGTGCCAACCAAAAAAGAATTACACCACCAATTCCGCGAGGCTAGGAAAGCACGCAACGAGAGCGAAGACAATCAAACCTTCGACCACTACCAAACCGAAATGGAAAAGATAATTGAGCAACTAACAGAAGGGGCAAAGAAATGACAGCGGAGAAATGGTTCATAGTAGAGGGAACAGACCCAGCAGGGCGCAAGTTCCGAGGGATTTATTCCGAGGAAGAAACCGCAGAACTTTTGCGGGATGAAACTAACCAACTGATAGGAGAAAAATAAGTGAGCGACTTACGGCAGATAGTTTTTGGAATCAACACAAATGTTTGGCACTTGTTTATTCAGTATGCGATTTGGTTGTTGATTATCACAGCCGTTTATTATATTGTTTGGTGGCTGAGTGTAGTAATGAGCGACTATGTAAAGGCAGGTAAGGAACGAGTCAGGAAATACGAAGAACGAGAAGCACGCAAACTACTAACGACAGGAGAAAAGTAAATGATTAAAGTAGACAGCGAAGGGCAAGAGTATTGCCTACCTTGCGCCGATAGTTTAGAGGTGGAAGGCATAATTGTAGAGCGCGAGGGCAAGTGCTTAGAGTGTGAAGATGTCTGCGATGAATGCGGATATAAGCACGACACAGAAGAAATAAGGGTGAAGCAATGAAAGTTAAAGACCTAATACAAATGCTAACGATTGACTTCTCACCAGACGAGGAACTAATGGTGATGTGGTGGGACTCTGCCTACTCTGAACGATTGGCTGGCACTTGGGATAAGGCTGTCAAAGTCTTTGATGATGGTGGTATATCTACCTTCTCTATCGATGAGCAAATCTCTGAACTGTTATCAGAGTGCGAGGCAGAAGTAAGAGCAGAGTTAGCGATTGATTCCTACCTTGAACAAGAGGATGAGAAGGAGTTAGCCAATGGATAAAGTTCAATCAGATTTTTATTGCGGAGATTGCGATAAAGATATGGAAGATGTATGGGCATTCGTTGGCGGGGGCATAGCCGTTTGGACTTGTCCTGAATGTAAGTATGAACACGAGGGAGCAACCCAACTTGGCTAAGTTTCAGATTACACACAGGATTGAGGGCATACGAGTAACCGAAGTTACCTTGCCTTATGGCATAGAACTACCCGAAGATTGGGATACCTATGGCAACTTAGATAAAGACGAGTGGCTCTTCGAGCATCAGATTTATTCTAAGGTTAGATACGAAGATGTAGATTTTGCGGAAGCAAACGCAGTAGAGAGGTTAAGTTAATGGCGATACCTAACTACCACAGAGAAGCACTATGCGGTAAAGATTATGACCCTGATTTGTGGTCTTATATGTCCTCTATTGAGCGAGATAAGAAACGAGTTATGGTTTACAACATCATAACCGCAAAGAAAATATGTAATGAATGTCCTGTAAAAATGGAGTGCCTAAAGGAAGGGCTACAAGAAGAGAACCTTAAGACACACCAAGGAGAGGGATTAATATGGGGTGGAATGCTGGTATCTGAGCGTGCTTTGGTGCTTAGAATCTCACCTTATTCAAGGATTGTTAGGGATGAGAACATCTTACGCAGAGAAGTCCAGAAACAATCTGCTAAAATAGGTCAATGAGAAAACGCTTATTGATTACCACTATGATAGTGGTCTTACTTGCTGTGGGGTTTCCCCCGACTAAGCAGGTTGACATTGAGGTAAAGGTTAAACAGCACAAGGAAAAGCCTGAACCATTACCAAC